AAGGTCATCCGGCCCGACCACCTGGCCGCAGCTTTCATCAACCCCGCCGCCTGATCGGAGAGCTGACATGGCGACCACCCAGCTGACCTACACCAACCTCCCGCCCAACAGCGGTGTGGTGAACCCGACCGGCACGACCCTCGTGGCCGCGCCGACCAACGACATGCAGCTCGCGAACGCGTTCCCCGAGCTGACCGTCCTGCGCGTCACGAACACCGACGACGACACCGCGCTCACCATCACGGTCAAGGCCGGTGACAACCCGCCGGCCGTCGCGGCCGGGCAGGGCGACCTCGCCGTGTCCGTGGCGTTCGGCACCACGCACTACATCGGCCCGTTCGAGTCCGGCCGGTTCGTCCAGTCCGACGGCTCGCTGATGATCACGTCGTCCACGACGACCGGGACCATCGCGGCCCTGCGCGTGCCGAGGAACACCTGACATGGCCGAGACCATCCACGTGCGCGGGGAGGGCGGGGCCATCTTCGCGATGGACCTGCCCCTGCCCGAAGGCATCCAGGAGCGCTACGACAGCGGCCTGCTCCAGCGCGTCCACCCCGACGGCGCCCCCTGGCACGGGGCGCCCGCCCTCCAGCCGCCGGGCCCGGACACGGACGACGAGCAGGGCGAGAGCGCCCCGTCCGCGCCAGACTCCGGGCGCCCCGGCGTCAACGCGTCGAAGGCAGAGTGGATCGCCTACGTCGTCAAGAGCGGCCGCATGTCGGCCGAGGACGCGGCGAACTTCACCAAGGCCGACCTCATCGACCTGATGAGCTGAGAGAGGGAGGCCACCGTGGCACTCGACCCGCTCGCTACGGCGGCCGACCTGACCGCCCGCGGAATGACCATCAACCCCGGCGAGGAGACGATCGTCGACACCTACCTCGACGTCGCCTCGACGGCGGTCCGCGAGGCGGCCGGAACCCCCATCTCCCAGGTCACGTCCACGGTGACGGTCGAGGGCGAGCCCGGGCCGTGGCTGACACTGCCCGGGCAGCCCGTCACCGCCGTCGCCACCGTCCTCCTGGACGGCGTGACGGTCACCGACTGGCAGCTCGTCTCCGGGCGCCTGTGGCGCGCGTGCGGCTGGACGTCGGGATGCGGGCCCTCCCTCGTCGACGTCACCCAGACGCACGGCCTGGACTCCGTCCCGGCGGACATCGTCGACCTCGTCTGCCGCATGACCGCGGGCGCCCTCAAGGCACAGCGTGCCGAGGAGGACGGCAGCGGCCTGGCCGCCGACAAGGTCATCACCTCCGAGCGGCTCGGCGACTACGCCGTCACCTACGCCAGCGACGGCCGGATCACCGAGATGGACCTCCCGCAGTACTGGCGCGAACGGCTCGAGGCCCGCTTCGGCGGCGGCGCGCACGCGCTGAAGTCGCGGTGAGCGTCGGCCAGTACCTGACCCGGCGCCTGGAAGTCTGGCGCACGGTCACCGTCGACGACGGGGCCGGCGGACAGGAGACCACCCGCGTCCTGCAGAGCACCGTGCGGGCGAAGGTCGACCAGCCCTCCGCCACCGAGCGGCTCGTCGCCGCCCAGGCCGGGTCGAGGCACTCCCACGACATCTGGCTCCTGCCCAGCGCGGACGTCCACCGCGGCGACGAACTCCAGGGCACCGACACCCTCGGGCAGGCGCAGCGCTTCCGCGTCCTGTCCGTCGTCCAGGCATCCCGGCCGGTCTACTCCAAGGTCTTCGCCGAGCTCCTCCAGGAAGAGGGCGCCTGACATGGCCCGCCCACGACGCAACCGCGGCGGGAACGTGCGCAGGCAGGGCCCGCTGACGATCGAGATCGAGGGCCTGGAGGGGCTCACCGACCGGATCGAGGACCTCCCCGCCGAGGTCCGCCAGGCGCTCTTCAAGGCTCTGCGGGAGGCGTCCGAGGCCGTCATCGCCGAGGTGAAGGGCAAGGTCAAGGTCGACTCCCGCAACCTGCAGGGCTCCGTGAAAGCCCGCTACGAGAACAACAAGCTGCGGGCCGAGATCGGCTGGTGGGACGCCGACGACACGTACTCCATCTACCAGGAGTTCGGCACGAAGCGGATGCCCCCGAACCCGACGCTCGGGCCCGCCCTGGAGCAGGAGCGCACCCGCATCAACGACCGGGTCAAGACCGAGGTGAGGAAGGTGCTGCCGTGACGTCGCCCCTGCCGTTCCTCGTCGTGCAGACCGCGCTCTACAACCGGCTCAAGAACGACGCCACCCTCACCAGTCTGGCGACCGGGGTGTACGACTTCGTGCCCGAGACCGCGGTCTACCCGTACATCCACCTCGGCGAGGCCATCGACACCCCCGACAACAGCCACGACCGGTACGGCGGGCAGACCGTGGCCACGCTCCACGTGTGGGACCAGTACAAGGGCTTCAAGCGGGTGCTGCAGATCGGCTCCCGCGTCCAGGCGCTGCTCGACCACCAGCCGCTCACCATCACCGGCCTCGCCCACGTGGCGACCCGGTATGAGTTCGGCCAGCCGCTCACCGACCCCGAGCCCCCGGGCGACATCCGGCACCTCGTACTGCGCTACCGGATCGTCACCGAACAGACCCCCTGACCCGTCCGCAGACAGGAGCCCTTCATGGCCGCCCTGACCGCCACATCCGTCACCAGCGCCGCGGGTGTCGCCGACCTCGCCGCCACCGCAGTCGCCGCGGCCGGCGGCGGCGACACCGCGCCCTGCGGCCCCGGGTACGTGCTCGTCGTCATCAACGGCGACGCCAGCCCGCACACCGCCACCATCGCCACCCCGGGCACGAAGAACGGGCACGCCGTCGCCGACGGCACGCTCACCGTCGCGGCCGGCGACACCGGGCTCATCGCGCTCGGCAACGACTACCGCGGCGCCAACGACCGGGCCGCGATCACCTACAACGGCGTCACCTCGGTGACCGTCGCCGTCATCAAGATCGGAGCCTGACATGGCAGGTAAGGACGCATTCGGCACACAGTTCCTCCGGGACACCACCGGCTCGGGCTCGTTCGCCGTGATCGCGAACGTCACCGACATCAGCGGCCCGTCCCGCTCCCGCGAGGCGATCGAGGTCACCGCCCACGACTCCCCGGACAAGTACCGCGAGTTCATCAAGGGCCTGAAGGACGGCGGCGAGGTCGAGATCACCCTCAACTACGACCCGACCGCCGCCACCCACGCCGCGCTCGACGGCGACTTCGAGGAGGACGACCTGCGCGATTACCAGGTCGTCATCCTGCCGAACACCGCCGACGAGCACACCTGGGAGTTCTCCGGGCTCATCACCGACATGGGCGACGAGTATCCGACCGAGGACAAGATGGAGCGATCGGTCACCTTCAAGATCAGCGGCAAGCCCACCCTCACCCCGACCGGCTGACAGGAGACCGACGCACCATGGCATCGCTGAAGGACCAGATCCGCGCCGCACAGGACATCAAGCGGCAGGACGACGTGCAGATCCCCGAGTGGTCGCCCGACGCCCGCTTCCAGGTGCGTGGCCTGCCGTCCGGGGACTGGGAGGCATACCAGAACTCCCTCGCCAAGATGACCCGCCGGGACTCCGCCGACGGCATCGAGATGAGCGTCCGCTCCCGCAAGGCCGAGATCGTCGCCAAGGCCCTGTACGACCAGGAGACCGAAGAGCTCGTCTTCACCGACCTGCGCGAGGGCATCTCCATCCTCAGCAAGCGGTCGGCCGGCATCATCAACGGCCTCTTCGACCTGGTCCGCCACCTGTCGGACGACGACAAGGACTTCACCCAGAAGGTGAAGGAGGCGGAGGCGGGTTTCGGCGACGGCCAGAGCTGAGGCTGCTCTACGACCTCAGCGCGGCCTACCGCATCCCTCCCGGTGAGGTCCTGGACCGCTTCACCGAGGAGGAGATGGTCCGCCTCATCGCCTACCAGAACCTCTACGGGCCCATCGGCCCGTCGCGCATGGACCTCGTGGCCGCCCGGCTCGGCATGGACGTGGCCGCCCCGCACATGAAGAAGGGCGCCCGACCGAAGCTGAAAGACCACCTCGTCCAGTGGAGCCGCAACGCCCGCCCCCGCAAGTCCGGCCGCGAACTCCTCGCCGCCGTGCGCGGGAT